TAGATTAATAATAACATCTTGTATTGATGGCTGTAATCTTGTTGGAACAGAACCTTGTGCTACTTCTTTGATTGCTTTTTGTATTTCTTCTAATACTACTTCTCTACCAATTACAGGAACTCCACCTCTCATAGCAGCAGCGGCAACATCTTCATAAACAGCAGCAGCCAATCTATTAGAAGCAATATCTAACAACTCTGGTGATAAATTAATAGGAGCATTAATACCAGTAGTAGTTGTGGTTGCTCCTCTACCACCAGATAATACATCATAAACAGTTTCATAAATAGCATTTAGTGCTTTACCTTTGTAAAGTAAAGTATTGAATTCTGGAAATGGTTTAGTAGATGTTGGGAATACATCGTTTCTAACTATGTTATTAGCAAGATTACGAGCAACACCTTCTCCAACAACTTGTTCTAATTTTGCTGGTTGAAAAAATAAAGCAACTTTTTCTCTTGCTGGTATTGTTCCTAATCCAGATGCTTCTGTTAGAGCATCATAAAGTCTTATTGTTCCTACTCTATTACCAACAAGAGAAGCAGTAGTGCGTAATGGTTTACCAATAAAGCCTGCTGTTCCTTCTAATGCTTCTGCTGTCTTTCCAAGTTTGGCTGCTGCTGCTAATCTACTTGTTGTAGTAACGCCTCTTGAAAAAGCAGTAAGAGAAGAGATAGGCATAAGAAGTTCTGTTGCTAAACCAGCAATCCAAGGAACCCAAGTAAGTCCTTCTCTTTCATAGTATTCTTTTATGACTGGTGCTTCTGCTATGTCGTTTCCCGTCCATCTACCAGTAGCAGTAGCAAAAGCCCAATCCTCAAAGTATCCAGTTCCTTCGGTCATACCAAACGTAGCAGGTAAACCAGCAAACTTCTTTGCGTTTAATGTTGGTGCTGTGCCTTGTATGTTTCTACCAGTAGAAGCAATAGCACCAAATGGATTGTAAGCAACAGCATAATCAACTGGACTTGCTGTTCCTTTCTCCACACGGTCCCAAGCAAGAGACATAGATTTTTGGATTGTGTAGTTCCAATCGCTTTTATCTAATACCTTACCTTTATTATCTACTTCGTAAGTTAGAAATTCAACAAGAGGTTCTAATGCTCCACGACCCAAACCACCAAGCACTCTCAATCCTGCTTTAAGTGGAGTTTCAAATGCGGGTGTTCCCTTTATTTCTTTTACATCAAAGGTAAAATCTTTGGAGTTCCATACAAGTTCTTGATTAGAAGCCAGAGCCCAAGTAAGACCAGCCTTTGGTGCTTCTAATAATCCTTCACCAAATTTAAGTTCTTCTTTTGGTAGTAACTCTGGTGCTACATCTGTCGTCCAAAGGTTTACTACTTCATCTGCTTGTAAACTTATCTCTTTGTATCGAGGGTCAGTATTAGGAATAACATTTCCTTTGGCTGCTTCATTATCAAGAATTATTCTTTTGGTGCTTGCTTTAATGTCGTCTTGTGTTCTTTTAACTAAATCCTTAAAGCGTTCTTGCTTCCATTCTTCTACTTTATCTTCGTCTATTCCACCGCGAACTCGGTCTTTAAAATAAACAAAGTAGTTCTCACCCTTAAATTTCTTTGTTCCATTACGCCAAGCAACTAAATCTTTTATTGCTTCTTCTTCAAGTAATGCTTTTGTTTCATCACCTCTTTTTTGTGAGGCTTCTTTAATTGCTACTTGTCTTGGTGAAAGTAATGGTTGTGGTTTAAGTGCGGCACCTAATTTAGAAAAGATACTTACATCTTCACTTTCATAAAATTCTGGATTTACAAGGTTGTCGTCTGTTAGTGCTGGACTATCTGCTTCAATACGTTCAGCAGTAAGTATTTCTCTTGGTCCGCTAATAACGCCTCTAACAATTTGTGCTGCTCTTGCCTCTGCTTCATAGAGAGAAGCACCCTGTTGGATAAGTTCTTTCTTTGCTTTTAGATAAGCAGACTTTTCACTATCATCAAATTTAGCATAGAGTTTCTGTAAGCGTGATGCCTCTTCTGTAACAGGCGCACCTTCTTCTCTTTCTTCTGGTGTAGTAGTTGCTACAATTCTTTCTGGTTCAGCCTTGGCTCTTTCTGGTGTAGCAGCAAGGAATACAGGTTCTGGTTCTATGCGAGGTAAAGCAACTTCTTCACCAACAGGTTCATCTGGTTCTGGTGGTCTTGCTCCTTCTCTATCTAATCTTTCTCTTTCAGTCTCAAAGAAAGGACTTTCATAAACAACACCTGTTTCTTCTTCTTCTAACTCTGGTGAAGGAACACCAACATCAAAGGTAGGAAGAGGAGCAGATACAGGTTCTTTAAAGATAGGAGCAGCAATAGTAGGCTCTCTACCTTGTAATACATCTGCTCTTACTCTACCTACATTTTCTCTTGATTTTGTAAGTGCGTATTCATCAGCATACTCTTGACCCAATACTTGGAGTTTTTTGTATGTTCGTATTTGTTCTGTTGTAAGCGCACTCTCAACTGATGGTTTCGCCATTCGTCATTCCCTCTACAATAAGGTTATTATTTTCTATGGAGTTCCAGATGGAGGTTTTGGACGAGTATTTGTAAAGTTAAAATAATCTTCTCCAATTACGTTGTAGAGTATGTCTTCTTTTGCTTTCTTTCCTACTTCACTATCATCATAAAGACCAGAACCAATAGTAAGTCTTGTTACTTCTTCTTGTAAATCCTGTCCTTTTATTGCGCCTTCCTTCAAGCGTTTAGCAATATCAGTAGCAATAGTTGCTTCTGTTTCTCCTAATGTTCTTGGAGTAAATGTTCCTCCTCCAACACTAATGTCTTTCTGTGCCATTTGTGTGTATGAGAATAATTCATCTGCTCCTGTAAATTGTCTTGGTGGAGTTGTAGATACTGGTGCTTGTCTTCCAACACTACCTTTTACTGGCTGAAATGGTGCTTCTAATCTACCTGCTGGACCCATAGAAGGAGTAAGTGGAACACCTTGTTCTAATGCTCTACGTCTTGTAGCACTCTCACCAGAGTAATAAGGTGCTACTTCACCAAAGCCTCTACGACTTCTTTGTGGGTTGTAAAGTTCAGCACCACGACCCATTATGTCTTCTCTTGTTGGAACTGGTGTTGGGTCTTCTAATGGCTTTAATCCAAGTTCTTTCTGTCTTGCGTTTAGTTTTCCTTCACGAAGATAAGTTTGGAATACAGGCATATCAATTTGTGAGAAGGCATAACTTTCAGCAATAGTAGGTTTAGTATCTAATCCATACTCTCTCTTGTATTTAGCAATAGCATCATCTGGGGACATACCTACCGAAGCAGCAGATGTTCCAATACGTTCAAGCATAACTTGTTCTATTGCTGCTGCTTCTGTTGCGTCAACACCACCATCATTTTGTATTGCCTCAATAACAGCATGAGTAAGATAAGTATTTACAGGTTGTAATGCTTTATCAAATGCTGCTTCTGCTGCTTCGTCTTTTGTTAAAATTCTTCTATCTGTTATTATCTTTATTTCATCATCAAGTTTAGAGATAGTCTTTTTAAGGTCGGCAGTAGTAGCACCTGCTTTATCAAGGTATTCTTTTGTCTTTGCTTTCTTTAAGGCATCAAGAACAGTAGCATCTATATCGCCTTGACTTAATCCATACTTGCTTGCTATTTCAAGGTTGATTGTATCAAACTCTTGCTGTGTAACTGGACCACCAGACTTACCAGTTTCTACTGCTTGAACTAATTTACCCTGTAAGTCAAGAGCAGCAGCAATCTTTTGTTCGTTTGATAGACCATTAAATCCAGCATCAACAGAAGTATTGTTTCTTACAAAGTCTTGAATAACTGCTTCTGTAACAGCACCAGTATTAATTTGTGCTGCTACTTGCGCGTCTCCAACAGACTTGGAGAATACATCACTAACAGAAGTAGGAAGTTGAAATAGTTTTTCAGCCTTATCAATAAGTTCTACTCTTTGTGCGGATATATCTACGGATGCCCCTGTAATGGCTGCTGCTGCTTCTCTGCGTTGCTGTAATAGTTTAGCAAGGGTTTCATCATCAGTAGGACCAGAACCGCTTTTAGAAGCCTTTATACGCTTTACAGCAAGGTCTTGTGCTTTCAAGTCATAAGAGGCACGCTCCTTACGAAGTGATTGAAGTTCTTTATCAGTAGCATCAAATAAATCTTCTCTTGATTTGCGGTATGCGTCTGCGCTTTTATACTTTTGTTCTAATTCAGTTTTAGCCCATTCAAGTCTTTTAGCAAGTATGTCTGCTTTACCTTTAAGATAAGTAGCAGAATAAGTTTGCCCTACTGTCCCACTAAATGGTAAGGGTGTAGGTAATTGTTTTGTGGATACAGCCATTTAATTTCTTCCCCCGTAAAGGTATTTTTGATACATCATCATCATCTGTGCTTGCTCTTGTTCTTCTGGGCTCATAGATAAAAGTTCTGTTTCCATTTCAGCAAACAAATCTTCTTGGGCTTCAACCTCGCTTGCTTCTTTATACGCACCCACAGCCCCACTAACACCAGCAGCAACAGAGGCAAGGTTGGCTTCTCTAACTGCTTCTGCTCTTTTGCTTTCTTCTCCAAGCAATTCAAAGATACGGGCTTCTTCAAGTTTTTGTTCTTGAAGATTTCTTGCTTCAATCTTTTCTCTTGCTACTTGTTCTTGTCCTGCTACTCTTGCTTCTTGACCTTGTGCCATCTTGAAATAAGAACCAGCACCTACATCAGCACCAGATAAGGCTTGACCGAACTGAACCTGTTGCTCTCTTCTTGCTGCTCTCATAGGGTCAATAAGTTCTGCTTCAAGTTGTGCTCGTTCAGCATCAGTCAAACCAAGCATACCAAGTTCTTGTCTGCGTTGTAGTTCTTGTAATTCTTTTAGTTGTGCTACTTGTAAAGGGTCGTCTTCATAAGATAATCCACTAATCAATCCTCCACCAAGAGCACCTACACCAGCCCCAACAAGCGTTCCTACTGGACCAAAGACTGAACCTACACCAGCACCTAAACTCGCACCAGTAGCAGCACCTTGTAATCCAGCAGCAGTTCTTTGCTTTTGTAATGCTTTCTCATAATCAGTAGCCATTTTAGTTCCTCATAGTAAGTGTTATTTTTTTGTTATTGCGGATTGTATTGTGGATAGTTTGGTGGTAATGTTCCATTAGGAATAGCCCTATTATCGTGCCAGCACTCTACCGTAAAACCCCAATTGATTAGAAAAACATTATTAGCATTTGTGTATCCTTCTAATCCAATAGAATGAAAGCCAGCACCTAATCTTGTAGTTATGAAGTTAGACCAAAACTCTCTTTGTCTTTGCTGTGGATTTGTAGCAAACCATTCTTCATGCGTCCATAATTTAGAAGCAAAGTTAGTATTACCATCGATGTGGATGTTGATTGTTGCTTCTCTTTCATTTCCCGTAGTAGTTGATAGAGCATAATTAAATACAAGAGGACAAGCAAAAAACTGAAACATAACAGTACATTCTTTTTCTACATAAAAAGTAAGTGCTGTTTGCTGATAGTATTTTCTATCTATTTCTCCGCCTGCTGGAAGAGTTGGTGATTGAGTTAAGAAAGCAAGTTTCTCTTCTATTCCTGTAAAGTTTTGTCCTCCATTAATACCAGATACAAAGTTAAATGTATTTGGTATTGGCTGATAAGTTCCTTTTACGATGTGATGCTTTTGGAATACATTAGCAGCAACATCACCACTAACAGCACCACCATTTATGTATGTTTGTAAATTATTAAAACTGCCTTGTAAGTCAGTTGCTAATACAGGATTACCTGCTACAACTGGTGTAAATGTAAAAGCCATTATTGTTCTCCTACCAAATGGTTCCTTTGTTTCCTTTTCTCAATACTATGGCTGATAGATGTGCTCTTTCCATAGTTAGTGTCAAAGGATAGAAAGGTGTTTGATTTACTGAATTTATTGTAAATGCTCTTGTATCAAAACCACCAGCAACGTAATGTGTAAATGATACAATAGGAGTAGTTGCTACACCTAATTGATAAATTGTAAGTGGAGTAGAACTTTCGTGTATGTAGTTTAAACAACCATGTAATCTTCTTATTGGTTTTGTTTTTGTAGTGCTTATTGTTTCTGCCGCAAGTTCATGAAAACAAATACCATCATCTAATAATCTTTCGCTTGCGAAACCACCAGCAGAGGGTGGGTCGCTTTGAGGAATAGAAGTTGGGTTATTAAAGTCCATACTATACCAATCAATACGATTAGGAAACACAGATGCGTTGGCTATGGTGTTAGGAGTTGTTATTGGAGTAGACCAAAGGATAGGAAAGAAAATCATTCCAAGTCTATCGACAGTGGAAGAAAGGGGCCAATTGGCTGCTACGGCATTTATCTGTAATTCATACATATTAAAGTTGTAATGAAATCTTAACAAATCACCTTGCTCTAAAACTAATGGGCTTCCATCCCCATAAAATAAATCACTTGCTTTACCACCAGTTCCATAGGATAGATGATAGGCTGGTCTTGGAATTGCTGGTTTCCAATTACCACCAGCACCAGTTCCTATTGTAAAGTTATAGTATAAACCATTCATAGCATTTTCAGTGTAGATTGCTTCTTTCATTATTGGAGAAGTATTACTTAATTGTCTTATGTCTATTCCTTCACTTCTTACATTCTCTTGATTTAGAGTAGCAGTAGCAGTTGCTATTGCTGAAAACTTTGTATTAACATCAGCAGCAAGCACATCAACTTGTGGTGTTGGAGCAATTTTGGTTACGTTGTTTGTTATTATTTTAGACATTCATTAGTTCCTATCTGTATCTATTAATAGCCAAAAGATTTCCACCAGAATAATAAAACATTTGAGTATTCAAAGTTGAACTACTATTTCTGGAAGGCAACTTAAATGCTATTGAGATTTCTTGTGGGCCTGTTGCTACTGGGACTGATGCTACAAGATGAACTTGTCCCTTTGATTGATAAAGAAAATGTGTTTCTGCTACTACGTTGTCGTTTAGTAAAACAGCAAACTGGACCCAATCACCAGAAGTATTACCTGTAATTGCTGTCTGGTCGAACCAATACCAACAATTAAATTCTATGTGTAAGTTGCCTTCTACTGCTTGTATGTTTAGAGGATACTTGGTATTGTAAATCCAACTTCCTACATAGTCTTCATAAATCATACCATCCCAACCAGTGTTAGGTGTTACTTCGTTGTATTCTTTTATTAGGTCTTCGGGCATCTTTACATAAGTATGGTAGTATTGATGAAAAGCATAGTCCTTAAATTTATCAAAAGTAAATGCGGTTGATGGTAGATTTTCTCTATCCATACCAGCATTCAATACATCAACATGAGAGTTATAGATGTTGTCGAACTCTTCACCATCAATAAGATTTTTGGTTCTTATCTCACCTTGTTTCGCAACGATAGGCATTAGTAGGCACTCCTTGAACGTGCTGCTCTTGTTTCAGTTCCACTTGTGTTGAACTCTAATGTGTAATCTATTAGGATAAAATCTTCACTTGTCTGTATTCCAACAGAGAAAGTTGATGCGGCTTGATTAGCAACAGCAAATTTTAATTGTGTGAATAGTGGAACTTCCCAGTTTGGAACTATGTTTGTTGCTGATGGACCATAAACTAAATTATTCTCAACAGCATTAAAAACATACTGCTCTTTGTATTCTGGTCTTTGCCCGTATCCTTCATTAGAATAAGTGTAATCGTAAGACCAATCCTTATTATAGAATACTTGGTATTTATTAGCACCCTCCGTAAAGCAAGAAAGATAAACATACTTTATGTGTTTCTTAATTTGTTGTATTCCAAAGTCTTGATTGGCTGAAATCCACAAACAAGGTAATGGACCTTTTCTACTAATGATATAACTAACTGGTTGTAGCGGTCCTCCACCAGTAGCAACATAAGTATAACCATAATTTCTATCTCTGGAAATAAAGAACAATCCTGTTTCGTTTGGTAGTAATCCAGCATTAAGTGGTGGTGTCGCAAATGATTGTCCTATGTTATGACCGAAGATAAACTCTCCACGACTATCAACAGTAATACAATTTACAGGGAAGTTTTCTCTAATAGACCAAGACATTTTTTCTAAATGGAATACAAGACCTAATGTGTATTTTGCTGGATTATCTGGGTTTGGAGTTCCACCATCTGCTACAAAGTAAACTTGATACTCTCTCCATTTTTCGCTATAAACACCACAGGCTCTTGCTATGTTTGCTTTGTTTAATCTTTTTATAGTCTCAACAATAGGGTCGCTCATTTTGTTTACAGTCATTTGAGAACCACCATCAAGACCACCAGAGATAAGGAATACTCCGTCTGGTGATAAGAACATAACACCAGTTTGTGGAATAAGAGCAATACTATGTAAGGCTCTGGTTCCTATTCCTTGAACTAATGGAGAGATTGTAAAACCATTTACAGCATCGCCACGGATTATGTCTATTGCTCTTTCTCTAAATACTAAAAGATTATTGTAGTAAGTAAATAATCCAGTTACATCTCCACCATCGCGTGAACCTACATCAAAGAAAGATAATGCTTTGTATTGATTTATTTTTAGAGGTTCGCTGTAATAGATGCGTTGAGGGTCGCTTTGCCCTCCATCAATAAATAAACAATTCTTAAAGGTTGCTGAAAATCTTGTAGATGGAGCAGGAAATAAAACAGAGTAGTCTTCGTCTGGTGCTAATGCTCCTAATCTTGTATCCTTGGTTACATCGATGTAATTTGTTTCTATGTTGTTTGGGATTATATCAAGGAAATAATAAATTTCTTCATCTGTATCATTAAGGTTTTGAGTTCTATAAAGTTTTCTTGCTATTGTTCCTTCTGGTCCTAATGATACATTTTCAAGATAGACACCATGTTTTTTATTATTGTAAGTAGCAGGAATAGTAGTGCCAGTAGTAGACCAAAATGCTGGAATAGAAGGAGCGGATAATGGACTTTCACTTCCATCATCCATAACAAATGATAATTTCCATCTAAATCTATTTTCATCACCAGTAGTTGTAGAACCTAAACCATAAGATTTATCAAGAGCAAAAGAATGTGGTTGAATAGGAATAACAGTTTCATCACTTACACCAGCAGCATTATCTGGATTTGGGTTCCAAGGTCTTGGTGGAGAAGGTCGTTCCATAAAACCTAATGGATAAACTTTAAGACCATCAAACTTAATTGGCTTTCCATTACCAGAAAGAATAGCAAGAACTTTACCTATTGGATTGTAGTGAGTATAAACTTCATCACCAGCAGGTTTAGAACGTTGAGTATCGATAGTGGTTTTATCTCTTTCATTACCTTTCCAGAAGTGTAAAGACATATCAGCATTTACATCATCTGGAAAGATTTTAGTAGTAGCATTAGCATAGGCTTGTTCGTAAAGCAAAAAGGATTTAGCACCTTGATGTGTGTTCCAATAATAAACAGAGTTTACTGGTCCACCATTTTGGAAACCAGCCCAATTAGATAAACTTGTTATGTTAGAAACAATAGTCTCATAACCAATACGATTGTCCCAACCTTTTGATTTTGGGTCTATGGTCCAGTTAGTTAGTTTGTAAGATGATTTTGGGTTAGGTTCGATACGTTCATCAATACCTAAAATACCAGAATACTTTGGTTTATTATCAGTATTCATTCTCTTTATCCTTTACTGGTTAGAGTATTTGCGTAGCGGAAATCAAACAAGTTCTTTCCAGCAGCAAATGGTTTCTTAACATGAATAGCAGCAGGTTCACTCAACCATCTATTTTCAAGATTAAGAAGTTCTTTGTTGGCTTTCTCTTGATAAATCTTTGCTTGGTTTAGATTATTATGTTTGATAAATAATTCTTCTGCTGTTCTAAACACAAGATACTTATGACCCGAAGAAGGAACATCTGGACTATCTGTATCATCTATTAATCTTTGAGGACGATACAAGTATCTAATCATAACAAGATAATCTGCGTCTTGTCTTGGATAAAGTCTAATGCGTTGATAAACTCCTCCGTGTTCTGGAAGTGGTTTACAATTTGTAAGTATTTCATTATCTAATGGAATAGCAGAAGTAGTTGTGCCGTCGGCAAGTGGATAAGCACTTGTGGAATAAAAACGATTAGAGTTTGGAACACGTATGTAGAAACGTTTTTTATATCCATCATAAACATTTGATACTTGTAAGTTGCCTATTGATACACCATCGTTTGTAGCAAGAACAGGAACTACACTATCACTTATGGGAGAAGGTCCACTTTCCCAAGGAACAATTCTACTATCCTCCGCGATGCCATTAGTAGTTATTATTTGAGAGGCAACAAAGGTATAACAAACATCATAAGAGCCAGCGTAAGGTGCTCTAAATCCAGCAAGAGCACCAACATTTACTGTGGCTGTTGGTGTAAGCATAGGTGGTTTTACATAAAAGTCTGCTTCTGGGATGTAGTCTGTTGGTCTTCCTATCTCATCCATGTTAATAGCAAATTGTTCGTCCATGTATTTAGCAAGAGGGTCAAATGGTCGTTTGTCTTGTGTAGCACCATTAGTTCCTATTACTTCTCTCATACCAATACCAACAAGACCAATACAATCATGAGGTAGTGTTATGTATCTATGCTTGAAAGTAATTGCTACATCTGCGTTAGAGTTTCCTATCTTTGGTGTTTTTTCCCAAAGTGAGTTTAGACGTTGCTGGTCTTTATCCATACGCTGAAAGTAAACTAAAATTTTATTTGGATAAGAAGCATCAGTTTTGATTTGTGTAATCCAATACTCTCCAAGATTGGCTAATGGTTTATTAGTAGTGCTGTCTGTTCCACTTGTAATTGAAATAAGACAACCAGCAGAAAGCCAATCTGGAATATCACTATCTCGACAAACAGCAGCAGCAAAGTAAGTAGGTCCGTTAAAATCATTTATGATACTTACTTGTCCCGCAAGAAGAGTAGTTACTGGAAGTGTTTTATCAGCAAAAGCCCATACCTTTGTTTCTTTCTGCGCCCACTTCCATTTGCGGTCGCTAAATAATGAAAGGTAAATGTCGTTTAGGGTACTACTAACTTCCTCGCGATACTCTGGAACTTCTGGGTTGTAATCCAAAATGTTTCCTACTTGATTAATAAGTTCTCCCAAGTTCATTATTTGTTTTCCCTCTACAATAAGTAGTTTCTTTTCGGCAAAGAAAAAGCCCCTCAACCATTTCTGGAAGAGGGGCCTATTTACCTAACTAACTAATTAGGACCAGTTGGCTCTAACATAGACAGTTCTGGTTGCTGTGCCAGCAGCAGCAGCAAGAGCATCTACAAGGAAGCCACAAACTGGAACAAGAGCACCAGTTGTAATAGCAGCAACACCAGCGGTATTACTGATTTGTAGAGCGTCACCAACAGCGATGCCTGCACCTGTTTCCGTTACAGAAGCCTCACACATACCGCGAGTAACAACCTCGACCTTTCCACCAGCAGCAGCAGCAGTAAGAGCAACACCAACAACTATGGAAGCAGTTGAGGTAATTGCGGGAGGACCAGAACCAGCAGCAGCGTTGCCGTCAGCAGGAACAACTTTAAGGGATTTATCCCCATCGCTGTTTGCTACTGTAAGGTCAAGAGCAACCCACTGACCAACAGTAATAGCGGAAGAAGCAATAAAGGTTTCCTCTATTCTGCGGTTTGATGGTGTTAAGCCTACGCTTGTGCCATCGGTGTATGTAGCGTCTAATGATTGAATTAATGATGATGTAGCCATGATTTTAAGTCTCCCCGTCTATAAGCATACCTTGGCAAGCAAGGTGGTCAACTACAAGTTGTGCTCTTGTCATAATTTGTGCGGAGCGTGAAGCGTAACCACTTACATGCTCGAAATCGCTTAACTCAAAGTTTGCGTCTTTATCGACAACAAGTTTGAGGTATTCAGTATTGAGGAAGTAAGCAGAGATACTATCACCAGCCGATGGTCCTGCTGTTAATGCTACTGGAAGGAATGGGTCAACATACATCATAGCACCATTAAAGGCAAGGGCCAATCTTCCGCCGTCTAATACAGTTTCCTTCATGTAGAATTCCTGTGCGAACAGAAGGTTCTTGTAGGTCTTGTAGAAATTAGCAGAAGCAAGGATTAAGTTAGGAGCACTTGTTGGACTGAAAATTTGACACTGAATGTAAAGGTCAGTAAGATTATCAATACCAAGTGAAGCAGCAGCATCTACAAACTGATTTTGATAAGAAGCAGCGAAGGCAGTTTTAGAAATGCCGCCAACAGTATTGGTCTGTGTACCAAAAGTTCTTCCTTCAAAGAAGCCTGTGGTTAGACCAGAGCCTCCGTTAAGAGAAGACATATCGGTAAGAATAGCAGAAGAACCTGCTACTGCTTGCTTTTCAAATTCTCTTTTTAGCATTCCCATTACTGACTTCAAGCGGGCTTCTGCGATTTTAACTATTGCTCTATCACCTTTATTAGCAAGTTCTTCCTTGCGTGTGATTACAATTGGAGCAACGAAATCACAGAAGTTGTATGAAGCATTACGCATAGCGTCTGCTACTGCTAATGAGACAGGCTCATAACCAGTAGAGAGTTGTGTGATGCTTGAATGTTCTGCGAGGATTAGGGCTCTGTCTATGGTGGAACCACCATCTACTTCCTCAACACCGCCCTTCTCACGTATTTTTTCAAGAAGTGGAGTAGCCTTAAATAAGTTGTCTACTTCTTGGTCTTTTACGATGCGTAGTGTTGAGGAGAGTACGTCATTACTTAAAGGCATAATTATTATTCTCCTGTTTTAGATTAAATACATTTGGTTTTAGAATGGTTTTTTAATCGGGTTATTTCTTGCGAAGTCCGTTGTAAGAAACTTATTCCTGTTAAAACCAAATACAGGAGGTTTCTAATAATAGTCTTTTCTTTTTCCTTATTTCTTTTGGGCTGAAACCCACTCGTAGATTGCTATTGCTCCCTTACTTCTAACATGGTCTGGGATTTCACTTGCTCTACCACGATTAGCACCACCTACTTTAAGTCCGTAATCTCTTGCGGCTTTCTTGTATTCAGCAAGTTCAGCCTCGGTTTTACGGGAGTATTCAGTAGTCTTTTGACCTTTTACAATCCAGTATGCTCTTTCTAATGTTAGGTTTTTATCAGTCAATAAAAGTTTTGCTATGTCTGTTTTGTATGCTTGTAGGTCTGGATTATCTTTCTTAAAATTTTCTAATGCGATTTGTCTTTTATTTAATTCAGCCTCTTGTCTCATAGGCTCAATAAGTTCTTTCATACGTTTAGCGACTTCTGCTGTAATCTTTGCTTCAATAGAAGATGGATTAAATGGGTCTAACTCACCTGTGAAACTTTCGCTTTGTGTTTTAACCCTATCATAGAAACCACTTTCAAGCATAGCCTTTCGGTCGCCTTCAAGTTGTTTCTTCTGTTCTGCTATGCTTTGTGTCTTTCTTGTATAATCAGCACGAAGGTTTGCTACAATTTTCTTTGCGTCGTCTGGTAAAGTATCATAAATCTGTGAGTAGTTTAAGCCTTTTGTTTCTCCAATACCAAAGTCTGGGGCAGTATCAATAGAAGTATCATCTACTTCCTTATTGTAATAGGCTGTTGTCTCTTCTACTCTTTGTGCTTCCCTTCTTTCAGCAGAGGCTCTTGCGTCTTCAAGGGCTTTAATTGCGGTCATTCTGGTTGTTGCTTGTGGGCTATTTCCAACAGAGACAGGTGTAGAAGTAGCACTTGCTTCTCCTACCCCATTATTCCCTGTGGGAGTTGGGGTTGAGGTATTATCCATTTGTATTTCCTTATTTAGATTTGTTTAGTTTTTGTAATGCTTTTTTGTAAAGCCCGCATCCATAGGCTTTTTTTGGTTTAGGTCTTCCTACTATACGATTGGTAGAAGCAGCAACATCATTAGAGAGAGGCATTACATTCTACCCATCATAACACTATCTTCTTCTTCGGGGGACATTTCAGCAACAGGGGCTTCAATTGATACTTCTACTTCTGTCTCCATTTTCTTTGGTGCTGACTTTACAAACATCTGGAAGTCTCTATTCTTTCCAAGAAGAATAACTTTACCAGCAGCCATTTCTAATCCTCTACCATCTGTAAGAGTATCAAGAGGAGGGGCAAGGTCTGGAAGCATAGCCTCATTAGCAGCAGCATTTATCATAACTAATGGTTTGTAAATTTCTAATGGAAGTTTACCTTTTACATCTTCTTGGAATAAAGCAACAGGAGGTAGTGATGGGTCAAAGAGAGGAAGTATTTTATTGATACTATCTCCTAAAACATTTAGAGGGCGACTTGGATAATTACCAACAGGTGCTGCTTCTTCGCTCATACCATCAAGTTCTTCATCAATAGCAGCAGCATCAGCCATAGCCTTGGCTTCCCCTTCACCGCTTTCCATTTCACCTTCTTCCATTTCAAGAGCCATCATATCTTCTTTTGCCATTTCTAATCTCCTACAATAAGTTATTTGTTTTTCTAATTACCAGAGTTAATTTCTGTATCAAGCAATCCTCTTGATTTTAGTTTATCAACTGAAAAGGTTTCTGCTAATGCTTTCTCAATAGAACCAGTTTCTTTCATTATTCTTGTGTAATCTTCTGTATCCTTGATGTGGTTTTCTGTTTCAACAATTTGTTTGTGAACTTGGTCGTCAATAAAGTTTTTACCACCAACCAAATCACTTGAAGCAACAAGTCCGTTTTGTTTTAAATACTTTTCTTTTTCCATAGAACTATTAAAATGTCTACCAAGGGAAACATCAAACCCACCACCTGTATCTCCCCATCTACCTGCTGTTCTGGCTGGGGCAGTTACTAATGGTTTTAATCTATCATCACAAACAGAACAGTATTGAGTATCTTTCTTTTCATACTTAACTAATCTATCTGTTTGTGTTTTACAGGTATAACATTTGTATTCATAAATAGGCATTATCTAATTACTCCTGTATTTGGTAGTAGTGGTGCTATGTTTTTAACAGATGGGTTTTGTACTGCTTCCATAGGGGTTGGTACTCCACCTAATTGTGTAGCGGGAGGAACACGCTTGGCTTCTTCTCTTATCATCATTTCTTTAATGGCTTCTGCCTTAAATGTTTCTGGAAGATTTAGAACACGGACAAGTTCATTTAGGATAAGTTCTTTTGGCACTCCAAGGGCCGTCAAGGTAGGTATGTTCGCAAGCAGTTGTCCTTTATTGATTGCTTCGCTAATTGGCGTAGAGGAACTATCAGCAGCGTATACGTTGAAGTCTCCAACAACATCCTCTGTCGATACAACTTCCATTCTATTATCTATGTAGATTAGTTGTTTGTCTCCTTCTGCGAGATAAAGACCAAGAATAGAAAGATAAAGTTTTACCATGTTCTCAATTACAGCATCACGCTCTCTTGCTAATCTTCCTATCTCGCTGGAAGTATAAGCAGCAAGAGCAGCAGTTTCAGCAGCAGTAACCTTGGTGGCTTCTCCTCTTGTAAAGGGAGCCATAATAGAACCCTTATCTTTATCACCAGAAACCATTTGATAATACATTTGGATTTCTGGTGGAGTTGCGTTTTGTGGAAGAGGTTTAACTACACCATCAAGGTTTTCATCTTCTATCTCAATAAAGATGCCGTCAATACCTGCGGTGATTTGAGCCATTTGTTCTGCGTCTAATGAACCTTTCTTTACAAGGTATTGACGAGAGGCTTTACGAACAGCGTTGGCTTGGAATGAACGTATAATATTCATCTCAAAGATTTGGTCGTAAATTCTTTTCATCGCAGAGTATCCTTCTAATGGAGTATCTGGAATACGATTAAAATAGAATGGAGCAATTGGAGGAGAAGGTTTACCATCATAAGTGCGGAAAGGAATAGCAACATTTTGAGATAGAAGTATTTTATCTTCTTTCCAAGAGGGTGAATAAAAGATAAGTCTGTCTTCTACCAAGTCATACATCTCAACTATCTGGATGTATTCATAAGCAGATTGTGGTTCATCTCTAATGTCTGTGCTGTCCTTTCCTTTATTAAAGTATTCAGTAGAGTATTTAGACATAGGCAACCATTCTTTATTACCAAACTTCTCATTTGCTTCTCTAACTGTAAGATAATAAATGTGTCCTACATACTTCTGTAAGTCCCATCGTGGAGCATCATAATCTAAAATAACTTCCCAAGGTGGTATTGATACTGGTAATACTTTCTGTAATAGATTTCCTGTATCTTGTGGAACTAACTTAATAAAAGAGTGTGTGTAGATAAGAGCCATGCGTGAAGCACTCTCAATTTCTCTACGGCTTCTTTCAAGAAACTCATTAGCAATAAACTGCGATTTCTTTACAGCACCTTTATTCTCTAACCCTGTCTTTAATACAACGTTAGGATGTTTAGCGTAGAGAGAAGCAATAAAACTTTCTATGTAAGCATAGCCTTCGCTTACTTGTATTTGTAATTGTGTATTAGAGAAGTCAATACCTACACCTTGCTCTTCCCAGAAATTAGTTTCATACGCTGCTTTGTATCGTTTCATTTCTTGACGTTTCTTTTCCCAATAAGAATTGTGAAATGATACAAGTTGCTTTATTTCTTTTATCTTCATCTAATACTTTCCCTCTATTATTAGTAATGTCTTTTTTTATTATACGAGTATCCAACAGGTTTCATCCCTAATGGAATACCACTAAATCTTTTCATAGCAGCCTTCTTCTTCCATTCGTCTATTGGATTAACCCGCTCTTCTCTCCATACTTCTTTACCTTTTAAAGCCCAATAGCAAAGCATAGTAGAGAATAACAAATCATCATGACTTCCCTTTGGATGGTCTGGTCTATCGTTCATCCATACACAAGTTTTTATTTGAGATAGTAAATCAGTATCCATACCAACAATAGTTTCATCTTCTATTATTTCTTTAAAGTGTGAGAATAGTTTATTACGATTACCAGATGTAGTATTAAACCATCTACCATCTTTATCTTTCCATAACTTCTTCCAACCCCATCCTATGATTGCTTCTAATACTGATGCTCCATAAGAATTTGCTTCTACTATTATTGTAGGTGTTCCATAATCTAATGCTGTTTCATAAAGT